AAAGCACTCCCCTTGTGTTTCAGAAATTTTGCTCATTTCTTTTTCTCCTTGTTTATTCCAGAAAAGACTTTACATTCATTATATCATTTTTTCAAATCACTAACATCTTTGTCAACTTCTTCTGACAAAAGAGCGTTCAATACAACATATCTTTTTAAATACGCCATACACTCCTTAGATATAGCTGTAAGGTATTGTTTTGTTTCAATCGGCAAATCCTCCCACTTAGTTGGATTCACTGCTTTTTCACCCTTTAGAAATAAAGGGGCAAACTCTGCAAACTTTTCCTGCATAAATTGAGCAAATACAGGGGCGTTTGGAAATATCTCTTTTTTAGGCATAGATTTAAGTAGTAATCACTTAGATCACTTTGTTTATTTTTTTACTTCATCAGGCATTTTTTCCTGACAAATAGATAACAATCCATAATTTGGACAATCAGGATAATGGCATACAAATATATTACATGTTATTTTTGGTTCGTTTATAACGTGTTTTAGCATTCTTCTGCATTGTACACAGGTAACCTTATTCATATTATTTATATTCGTTTATTATCTTTAAAACATCTTCTTTTGTATCAGCCTCAGAAAGGCTATAAGAAAGATCTTCTGGATATATCCATTCACCCTCAAGGTCTTGTACTTGTTTAATCCCTATAACAAACATTAGAGATTCTCTAAAAAGGCATGTATCAATTCCATTTAATATAGCTGAAATATCAACAGAAGATCGTTTCCAAAGGTCTTGTGCATTTAAATATAACCTATTAATAGAAGCTACTTCTTCTGCTAGTTCGTTTATTATCCTTTGTTTTTGTTCTTCTTCCATATTATTTTTTTAATTGAATATCTTTCACTTCTTCATGTATCCTATCAAATTGTGCCTGCCTTTTATCAAAGTCACAGTTATCACTACATATGCTTGAGTGTATGTTTTTGCCGCATTGTTCACAGGTTATTCTCATATTAGTTTTTTACGGCATGCATTCCATTATTATCTTTCATTGTATTGGTAAAGACTAAGAACCAGTCATATAAAGCAAAAAAGCCAAAACCACCAAAGGTAAATAGCTTTATAATTCCTGTTCCAAAACGTCCCATATAGAAACGGTCAAATCCCCATACTCCAAAGAATACTGTTAGTAATACTAATACCGTCCAATTACGCTCTTTCATAAGTGTTTTCTTAGATTTAATTAAATGTTTATCAAGCTTTGATTGTTTATTCATATGATTATCGGTTTAATGATCGTAGACTAATTTTTGCGATGCTTATAATACTTGCCCCACTAGCAGATAGGTTATGAAGCTCTGCAGCAACTTCCCTTCTACTACCTGATAATAGGTCAGAAGTAATGTTAATAAGCTTTTCATCCATTGCCTTATTATCTCTAGGTATATACGTAAATAGATAATGTACTTTAAATGGATTTACCAAGATATAGTATTTTAAAAACTCAAGAAACTTGCTTGGTTTTCTTCTTTTCTTTTGAATAGGTGGTTTTGGCATATATTTAGCCCCTGAGGGCTTTAAGTATGAATAGTTAGTGTTAGTGTATAAAAATGGCTTACGCTTCATAGTGGGGTTGCTAGGGGCAATAACAGTTATTTGTTTTTGTCCTCAAGCAGTAAAAGCAGTCTTCTTACTTTCTCATAAGATACCCCCATAATCTTGCCGGTCTTTCTTAAAGATCCATTTTGTTTGTAATAAACTAAAGCCTCTTTTGCCATACGTTTAGATCTTTCTTTTTTAAATTTCTTTATATCCATAGTATTTTATTATGTAAGTACAAGCTATCACAAGTGTCACAAATCGTCAAATGTTATCCACAATTTAGTTTTTACAATAAATAAAAAAATGGGTATAATATAACCAAGCTCAAAAATCCCACGAAATGAAAACTTTCAATGCCTTGCTATTCATCAGATAACTGGTGACCGTCCCCGTGGAACGGTTGAGCGATAGTAAGGCACTGGAAGTTTTTTTGTTAATAAAAACACATATGAAATATATAAAAGGTAGTTTTATTACTGTGCCTAATAAAACAGTATTAAAAGGTCTTCTTGCAACATCACAAGCGTTATTTATGTGGATATGTAGTTATGCTGATGAGGTTGGTATTTGTTTTCCATCTCGTAAAACACTTGCTGAGGATCTGTGTGTTTCACTTCCAACAATTGACATACATTTAAAAAAACTATGTGAGGTTGGTTTAATACAAAAAAAAACAAGAAAGCGTGGTAAAGAGAACCACACAAACCTATATCAAATTATTTTACTACCTAGTAAAGAATTTTTACCACCTAGTAAAGAAAACCGCACTAGGGTAGCCAAGAAAACCGTACAGAGAACTCAATCCAATGAACTCAATCCACTTAACTCTACTTTACTACGTAAAGAACAAAGTTTTGGAAAAAAAGAAATTAAGGAAATTTTAGACTCGTTTGAAAATATTATGGGCTTCAAATCTAGTGGTACAAAAGATAGGTTCATGGCAAAACACCTTCTTAATAATTTTACAATGATTCAAGTCAAAGGAATGTTGCAATATTGCAATCAAGATAAATATGCTCCACGCATTGGATCAGTAGAAAAACTTTGGTATAAGCGAGGTGATGTAATGGCTGGAATAAAAAAATTACAAACAAAATCTAATTCAAATAAGCCAAAAGGGCGTATAATTTCATAAATATGATGATACTAAAGACAATGGACAAAGCCTCATTACCACTAACAGAGGAAGAAGCTAAGCAAGTATTAAGTGCTATTACTGAGGGTGACAAGTTTGTTATATTACACGGTGCATATATTCTAGTCAGTTCAATATCTGGCATTTATCCAGAAGAATTGTTGGAAAAAACAGATAAACATGAAGGGAGACTCCATGACGGAACAAGGGTTATAAAACAATTTGGTGTTTGGAAAGATGCTAATAATCCAGATATACGCCTAAACACAGCACACTATCCAGAAATAGCACGAGATGAGGTTTTAACTGAGAAAGAATGGAAAGATAAAAAAGAAATAAAACAACTTAAATAATATGAAAAAAGAGACTGATTATGAAAAATATCTAAAATCAACTCACTGGTCTAGGATTAAGACCGTCGTAAAGAGCGTCAGGCGCACCTGTGAGGCGTGTTCGTCTGGTTTAGACCTTCATGTACACCACAAGACATACAAACGGCTAGGAGGCGAAAATATGGAAGATTTAACTTTGTTGTGTCAGGGGTGTCATAAAATGGTTCATGAGGTTCAAAAAAATAAGAAAATAACCATACCCGTAGCGACACGTTTTGTCATTAATAAAATGAAATCAAAAACATATAAGACCGTTATTTTACCGCCTGCACCAAACTGGAGCTATAGAAAACCTCAACCAAAGAAAAAGAAGAAGAACAGGCACGGTGAGTATTGGAGAAAGAAAAGAGAAGCTAAAAAAAGAAAGAAATGGTTTAAATAAGCCCCTATAAATAGGGGTTTTTGTTATATAAAGTTATCCCCACCCCCATCACTAGACATATATATATATCTAGTATATACTATAGATAAGTTAAACAACTAAACAAAACAATATGTACCAAGTAAATAAGACAGTAGAGCTATCATCATCTGATTGGGACGAGGTAAGGGGTTGTATAGTTAATAGGGCAAATAAAGTAAGAAATAGAATTAAAGATGAAACAAATGAAAATATGATAGCCGTAGACAAAAGATACCTAGAAAAACTAATAAAACTTATTCATAAAATGCCTTAAAAATATTAATTAAACTAAACAAAACAAAACGATATGATTTATACAATTCTAATGCAAATGCCTGATACAGGCGAAGTAATAGACACTTTCACTACTACAGAAAAGAAGTCAGCAGAGAGGTTTGAAGAAATATATAGCCACCTTATGGGAGATCTAGCAAACGTAACAGTAATTGAAAGCAGAGAGGAGGCAACAGCTCTATGATTAAAATGAATGATAAACAAAACGAAGCGATCTATTGGAGGATGGAAAATAACGACTTACTTCAGTATCTACCAGAACACGTTAGAGACTGGAAAGGAATAATGACCAACTTGGGAATAGATGATTTCCTTAAATGGATCAAAGACAACGTACGAGATGAGGATATTCAAAAACTATTCTCAGTAACAGGAAAAGAAGAACCAGGGGACTTTAAAAGATGGTTATCTAACTCAAAATATAAATAAAATAATATGATTGTCATCAGCAAAAGAAAAATCAAAGCGTACTACCGAAACAACGAAGTTAAATTAGCCTTATTATTAGGAGCAGTTATGTATATAGGGCTAATGGCAATAGCATTTTACTTCCCTAATGGGCTATAAGAATATGAAAAGAACATTATTAGAAATTTTCAAAGATCAAAACGAGGAGAAACTACAAGACTATTTTGGCAAGAATGAGGGAGCTATGATATTAGATGATGACTTACCAGATGCCTTTGATGAATGGGTGTCTAATCTAAAAATTAGTGAGATTGATAAAATAATAAAACAATATAAAAGAGTATGAGCAACTTCAGATGTTTTAAAAGAACAATACGAAAAAAAGCTACATACTTACTACATGGTGAATGAGGGTATCATGGTTCTAGATGATAATTTACAAGATGCCTTTGATAGGTGGCTATCTTCACTAGACGTAGATGAGGTTAATAGAATAATAAAATAATATGAGAGAAATTAGATTCAGAGCTTGGGATAAAGTATCAAGAAGAATGAGATGTGTAAATATTTTAAGATTTGATACTGATAATATCGTTCAATTATGGGCAGAAGAAAGCGATGAAATAGATTATGAAAATAGTGACATAGATAATAAAGGTTGGTATGAAAGATATGATAAAGAGGTAGTATTAATGCAATACACAGGACTAAAAGATAGGAGCGGATTGAAAGAAGTTTTTGAAGGTGATATTTTAGATAAAGAAGGGGTTATTAAAGGAAATATCTATGAAATGGACAAAAAAGAAACTGATATTATCATTCAAGACTTTGGAGGAGAAAATTGGTGTTCAACCTACAAGCAAGCAATGGAGCGAGGATTGCGACACTCCTAGTTTAATGCCTGTTCGTCAAAGATTTCTAAACTGGTCAAATTTTCTATCAACAATGAATAAAACACCAATAAAGTGGATTCCAACCCAAAACGGGTTCACCAGAAAAGGAACAAGAAATAAAAAAAGGAAAAGAGTTAAGTCACACGGGTATGTTCATTTGTTTGAACCCAGTCACCCTGAATCTATGAAGAACGGATATGTCAGGGAACACCGCCTAATCATGGCTGAACACCTTGGGCGTAAATTAAAACCAGATGAGCATGTACATCACATAAATGGAATAAAGAATGACAACAGAATTGAAAATCTTGACCTGCTGTCAGCAGGAGACCACGCATCACATTATATGGTTTCTCTTATGGGGAAATTGGTTTAATTTTAAGAACAACTATGAAAAATTTAGAAGAGAGGTTTGATGAGAAGTTCACGGCTTTATATTTATTAGCTGATGGAGAAGTTGTTGATTGGTTGGTGACTGGACTCAAAACCTTCATAAAAGCTGAAGTAGAGAGGGCTATGAATGCTGTGATTCCTGAAATAGAGGGCTCCTCTGATTTTGGTGAGAGTGTAGGGGAAGAGTTTTATAATAAGAGACTCCTAACCAACATTGAAGCATATAAGAAACAACTATGAAAACTAAAACAATGGAGGAGATGTTAGTGAGGTTTACAGAAGAGTTTAGATGGACTATTAAATAAGAAATGAGTATGATATTAGATAAAAAAAAGATAGACGAATTAGTTCAAAAAATTGAAAATAAAGACACTGGTATTGGCCCTACATTAAACTATATTCATAATTTAAACCCAGATATTAGTCCTTCACTAATAAAAGAAATAATAGACAACTGGTGCTATTTTGGAATACATAAAACTTTAAAAGAAATCATTTTAGAAAGAGGAGAATTTACTTGTTTTAAAGAAGGTAAAGGAATAGTAGTTAATGGTTTTGGTGAACCCACAGAAGTATTAAAAGATGATGAGGTTTCTTATCTGTTAGAGCTTATATATTCAATAGAAAAACCTATTTTAATTAAAAATGTTTGTTTATAAAGATTAAATAAAAATAATATGAGTGTTTGTTCAGGTTCAAATTGTAGACATTGTCTAATAGAAAAATATGAAATTAAAATTGCAGAGTCTTATAGACAAGGTGTAAAAGACGGAGTAGAAAAAGAGAAGAATTTTCAAAAATATATTCCAAAGCAAAGGAAGAAGTGAGGGAGGAAGCTGTGACGGAGTGTATTGATGAGTTGTTGCTGTTTCTCGTACAGGATAAAATAAACCCAACTATTAAATAGTTATCCCCACAATGGTATATACATATATATAAATATAATATATACTATAGACAAGAACATTAAATATAAGCTTATGGCAAAAGAATACAAGCTATTGAATGTTCGTCCATATCAGCACTATCTAGTCGGTAAATTAGCTGGTGAAATAGATGAATCCGTTATTGATACAGTTGAAGAGATGATAGCTGTATTCGTAGCTCATAAGGGTTTAGCTAAAGAAAAAAAGAAATGGCTGAACAAATTCAAGAGTAAATAAAAAAAAGAATAAACTAAACGAAACGAAACAATATGAATGAACCAACTCAAGTGCTTACACACACACAAGCGACAGAGTTATGGAGTAAAGACACGCAACTTGCCGAAATTAAGAAAGTTTACGGTGCTAATCTATCTGATAGTGAATTTCAAATATTCATTCAGATTGGTAAAGCTACAGGATTAAACCCATTTCTGAAACAGCTATGGGCTGTTAAATATGGAAACAGCCCTGCTCAGATATTTATCGGCAGAGATGGGTATCGTATATCAGCACAAAGAAACCCTGATTACGATTTTCATATCGCTGATGCAGTATATGAAAACGATGATTTTAAAATAGAAAATGGAGAGGTTAAGCATTCTTATAATGTAAAACAAAGAGGTTCATTAGCAGGGGCTTATTGTATCGTTAAAAGAAAGCGATCAAGTAAGCCAGTATTTACATATATAGAGTTTAAAGAATACTCAACAGGTAAGAGTTTATGGAATAGTAAGCCTGCAACTATGATTAAGAAGGTAGCAGAGGCTCAAGGGCTTAGAATGGCGTTTCAAGAGATGTTTTCAGGTACTTATAGCGACTCTGAGGATTGGAATGTCAATAAAGATACTCACCCAATAGGGAGTGGAACACCTAATAAAGTTATTGAAGCTACTTCTAATGGAAACCCAAAAGGAACCATGACTACAGAGCAAAATGCAAAGCTCTATGCCTTAATTGGAGAGCTAGGCTCAAGCAAAGAAAAGGTTGAAGAGTTTGTAAATAAACAATTTGGTTGCCGTATTTCAGGATTAAGCAAAGCTCAAGCAAGCAACCTAATAGAAGTAATGCAAAAGAAAGCAGACGATAAAAATATTAAACCAACTGAGCCAATAGAGGTTACCCCTATTGAAAAAGACCAGGCACAAACTATTGAAGATGTAGCGGACGCTTTCGGTGGAGAAGTATTACAACAAACAAAGAGTACTGCAGGAGACCTTATGAAAAAGGGAATTGAGCAAGCAAAAAAATAAACGATAAAATAAAATAATATGAATTTAGATCTAGCAAAATTTAATCCAAATCTTTCAGAATTAAAAAGACTATCTGTAGAGTCCTCACAAATAGTAGTGACGGATCTTAAAGATAAGGTAACGCTAGTTTTGGTTAAGACTAAGCGGAAAGAGTTACAGAAAGCAAGAACAACAATTACAAAAACAGGAAAACTATTAAGAGACGATGCCAAATCTTTCAGAAAGCTTGTACTAGACAAAGAAAAAGAGCTACTCGCTATTATTCTTCCAGAAGAAGAACGATTAAAACAGATAGTCGTAGATGCAAAAGAATTGGCTATAAAAGAAAAACGACTTGATCAGTTACAAGAAAGAAAGAAAAGGCTCACCGAAGTGTCTAAGTTAGATGAACCTATCTTAGAAGATGAATCTATTCTAAGCCTAGATGATGAAGGGTTTGAAAATTATTATAATGCTTGCGTATCTAGGGAGAATGAAAGAATCCAAGCTGAACTAGATGAAGAAAAAAGAAAACAAGCTGAGTAGAAACTAAATCATGAAAGAGAGCTAAAGGCTCGTGTAGAAGCTGAGTTCAGAGTAAGAGCAGAGCTTGCTGAGGAAGAAAAGAAAGCTGAAGAAGCTAAAGTGCAAAAGGTAAAAGTAGAAATAGCAACAGAAGAAGAGCAAGCCCAAAAGAGTTCAGATAAAAAGATTAATCAAATAATTAAACATTGCGCTACTTGTAGGTGTGATGAAGAGGCAGAAGCTCAGGCTGAGGCTGAATATGAACAATCTTATTCACCTGAATAAAAAAATATGAAAGATAAAAAAGAAAAACCTCTTGAAAAGATGAAGAAAAGCCAGTTGATAGAAGAAGTAAAAAAATACAAGGCTTTATATAACCTAGAAAATGATAGTTATATAAGAAATGATGAAAGATTAGAGACCTTATATCAGAAACAAAAACAACTAAACAGACAGTATGAAGATAATTTAGCTTGTCTCAGTGATATATTATGGGAATATAGCCATAAAAAGATAGATGAGGTAACAGACCTTAGAAGGCTCGGTGTATATCATTGTGCAAGAATTATAGGGCATTATGTAACACCATTAAAATTATCAAAACAAGAAACAAATAAATTAGAGGAAACACTTAAAGAAAGCTTTGATAAAGTATTTTATGGATAAAAAAATAAATAAAGAAATTGACTTAATACAATATGAGTGTCCATTTTTCGCTGAACTAATTTCAATAGGTTTTTTACAAAATATAATGGCTAAATGGATTGCTCATAGAGTAAAAGTAAAATACTACAGATATAAGAAAAGAGAAGCTAGAAAAGAATTATTTAAAAACAAAACAATATGAACGAAACAAAAATACTTAAACATACTTATCCTCTAAGCTGTTCAGTGTGTGGTAAGACTCCAAGCACTATGATACTTACTATCAACGGTAAGTGGACGTTTATGGGGCAAGAACAGACCCTTGAATGGGTATCTAAGCCACCGTATGAAATGCAATACTTCTGCAATATTCTATGCATCATGGATTTTTTAACAGAAAGAAAACCTGAACTTGCTAAAGAATGGAAAGAACAATCAATTTTACCCAATGAAAAGCAAGTATGTACAGAATAGAAATACCAGGCAAAACGCCGACACTAAACACTTTCTATCGGCAACATCATATGAAATCCTATAAGCAGAAAAAGGATTGGGAAGATATTATGTGGATTCATTTATTGCAATCAGATATGCCACTAAAACTAAAAACTCCGATTGAATTACATGTCATTCAATACAGTACAAAGATAAGAGATAATGATAATTGTGTAATAGCTCACAAGTTCTTTGCAGATACACTTGTAAAGCTAAATTATATAAAAGATGATAGCCCTAAATATATAGAAACAACAATACTTACATCAAAAAAATGTAGCAACAAAAAAGGTGAGAAAATGGTCTTTATGATAAGAGAATTATGAAAAATTCAGACAGAACTTATAACTCAGTAAAAGGCAAAAGGCGTGTTTATAGATATAGTGATGGTAAGATTAAAACAACTGGATCTACTCGGCGTGGTGTTCAGTCAATAAAATCCGCAAGATCAATGACAATAGGTGAAATAGTGGAACATAGAAAAAACGCGGGCCTTTCGTATGGTGGAAGAAGAAGTAAACTAATTCAAGATGTATGTGATTATTGTTTGGAATATTGCTATGTGAATAGACAGCTGCTTAGTTTTAGACTTAAGGGAAGAAAATTCATGTGTGGTCATTGCCGTGGTTCTGGTGATTATGATGATGTAATTAAAAAAGACAGACCTTTACCAGGTTGGGATAGCAAATATGGATCATGGAGAAAGTTTAATAAATAAATAGTATGAATAATTGGGAATATACAAAAGATAACCGAACAGATGAGCAGGTAAAAAAAGACTTTGAGTTTGGTAAAGCTAATGAAAAAAAGGTTTTAGATGCGGTTGGTTATAGGTACTTCCTAACAAACACACATGATGAGTTTAAAAAGACAGGAGATTATGAGGTTGATGCGTTCATAATGATACAGGGCGGTTGGTGGCCAGTAGAAGTAAAGTATTCCAAATATAAGCTAAAAAAGATTGAGCTTAAAGAAAACCAAGCAAAATCATTATCAAATATAGGTGGGTTATATATTCAAGGTAGTAGTCATTACTACAGTATAGTAAATGTTCATAGAATGATGAAAGAAAGTAGTTTTGAAATAGATACATACTGTAATAAGCCATGTTATAGAATCAACGAGCCTAAATGGATAAGATACAAAAATAAAATAGAGTTTATTAGTAAATAAAAATGTATGTCCCTATTACATGATTCATATGAAGATGAGTATGAAGAATTATTTAATAAAAACGAAGAACAACAAAATAGATTCCATTCTAACCACTTTAAAACATTTAAAAAAATGGATGCATGGTTAAACGGTTTCGTTATAGAGGGTTTGATGGTTGAAATAGTTGGGTATCAAGTGATGCCACCAACGGATGAACATAGAAGTCATATTGTAATAACTGTTTTTGTATTCTAACAAGGGGGGTTATTTCCCCCTTTTGTTCCACAGTGTTATAATTAAATAAGCTTATGAGTTTAATACTATTCTTTGGCAGTTCCGACAAGCATGTGGTAACAGGGAACTTCTATCATGGCGTAAGCTAAGATTTTAGCTCTAAGTTAACATTGAACTGTCAAATAATGCTATTAAATTATGCCTAGAAAGAAAACAATAACAAAAGAAGATATTTTAACAAACCTTGCTACAAAATTTTCAGATGATAAAGACTTTCTAAAGAAAGTTAATAAACTAACTTTCGGACTTATCAGCGGTGAAGAGGATAAATAATATGCCTAAACTATTATATAAAGGCATTATTCAAGGAATACAGAAACAAAGAAATGATCATTGGGATTTAAAAAAAATTGATAATGATAACTTTAAACTAGAAAGAAAAGACCTAATTAGTAAATGGGTTATTGATAACACAAATAGGCTTAAACACGAATTTAAAGAAAAAAAATTTGATACTCAAGTAGATATTAAAGTACATTTCATCACTAGAAGAAAAAGAGAACTTACTGACCTATTAAAAGGTTTCTATCTAATAATGGGTAACGTATTTATTGAAGATACAAGGAATATTGTAAATATAAGTGCTACATACGAAATATCTAACAAAAAAGACGAAAAGGGATTAAAGAGAGTTATCACCAGCTTTGAAATATATGAACACATCAATGCTAAATCAAAGTAATATAAGAATTTTACCTACTGGTTGGTTTTGTCCTAGATGTCTAAGAATGAATGCACCAACTAATAACTTCTGTACATGCAAAGAAAAATCGTTTACTCCAAAGATGATGATTAAAGTTTCTAAAGAAGAACCTATTGATCCATTTATTTCACAAATAATATGAAAAAAGAAACAAAACTAATTATCATTGAAAAACATAAGGTAAGTAGTAGAGAAGTAGATTTAGAAAAAGATTTAGATAGAATAATGGAAGATGGAGCTATCATGTTTGATCTAGTTACTAAACCTATTGGTATATGGTCATCATCTTATGCACTAGCACACTCTCAGGTCACTAAAAAAGACCCTCTACGCTTCTTTGTTACTAAAGACGGTGATGCGGTAATAAATCCTGTTATAACACGTCATAGTGGATATACAGTGCCTCACCAAGAAGGGTGCTTAACGTTCCACGGCAAGAATGATGGTACAGTAAAAGTGCCTAGATGGAGAAAGATTGATGCTGAATGGTTTGAACTTCATGAGGACACTGGAAAGCCTTTCAGAGTTAGAATGAGCCTAGAGGGTAAGCCTGCAATGGTATTCCAGCATGAGATCCAACATATGGACGGAATCTATATCTACGACAAGAGAATGGATATACCACCAAGAATTAGAAGAAGCCCTATTGTACCTAAAAAGGAGGTTAATGTACCTAAAAAAGTATAGAGTCTAAACACTTTTAAACATATGTCTAGAGGAGCACCAAAAGGAAACAAATTTGCTAAAGGCAACAAAGGCGGTAGAAGACCATCAGCATATAAGGAAAATGCTAATGCTGATTTTTTATTGAAAGTATGGGAAGGCAAGATCAGTCTTAAACAGGTCACTAAGATGGTTGAGAGTAGAAAACATGGAGCAATGCATGCTTTTGCTTTAAAGTGCCTTACAGGTGATATGGACGCTATGAAGAAGCTTATAGATAAGCTATATGCTAATAAAACAAGTGTCGCTTTTGTAGATGAAACAGAAAGACCAAGCCCTGATGATCTTACTGCTGATGAAAGAAAAGAGATTGAAAGAGCTACAGCATTCTTAAAGCCAAGCTCAAATGTCAAAAAGAAAAGAAAAACTAAAACATAAGCCTCTTGAATGGAGTGAGATATTGGCGAAAAAAGAATATCGTGTAGAAGCTGCACGACAAAGCTTATTGAACTTTATTTTGATATACCTAGCTGATTACGTTCAGTATGCTTTTGCAGACTTTCACGAGGATTTAGAGGCTGATCTATATGATGACAAAGAGCTTAGAGTTGCCGCATTAATGTTTAGGGAATCAGCAAAGACGGTTTTTTGTTCCCTTGTATACCCTCTTTGGTCTATTTGTTATCAGAAAAAGAAGTTCATTATATATGGTAGTTCTGATGCTGATGCTGCTGCATCTTTGATGATGAACTTAATCAACCATTTACAAGATAATGCGTTAATAGCCAATGATTTTGGTAGGTTATACTTTGAAGAAGGTGGAAGGTTTTCTAAATCAAAGAAGAAAACAGTTAAAGATTTTATTACAACTAATGGAATTCGTGTATTTGCTCGTGGTGTAGGGCAAAAGGTACGTGGGTATACTCATGGAAGGTTTAGACCTGACCTGTTTATTGGAGATGATCTTGAAGGTATTAAGAACATTACGAATAAAGATAACAGGGATAAGGTAGATGATTGGCTTCATTCAGAAGTATTATCAGCTATTAACCAGATTACAGGTAAAGCTATTGTTTCAGGAAATATGCTTCATCGTGATTGTTTAATGGCTCGTTTAGATATTAAGTCAGATGTATGGTCCACTCATAAGGTGGCTATACATGATGATAAAGGTGAGATTGCTTGGAATGATCGGTTTGTTTTTACAGATCAAGAGGCTTTAGAAGTTAATGCAAATCTACCTATAGAGAGATGGGTTGCTTCACTAGATACAATCAAAAGAGATAAGGGTAGTCATATATTTAACCAGGAGTATTTACTAAAACCACTGTCAGATGAAGATCAAGTCATTTTCCCTGATAATATTCAATGGTATGATAAAGATATAAACTTCCTTGATGAAAAGAAATACCGTGTCATAATGGCTGTTGATCCTGCTATATCTCAAAAAGAAAGTGCTGATTATTCAGCGTGTACAGTATGGGCAAGAGAACATTCAACAGGTAATTTCTATTGTCTAGACTTCTTTAATGTAAAGATTACATTTCAGATCTTGAAAGAAAAGTCTCAGAAGATGGATATTTATTACAAGCCAGAGGGTGCTATCGTAGAGAAAGTTGCTGCTCAAGATTGGTTGATACAAGATCTTAGGAATGATTACAATATGATCATATACCCTGTTACTAGGCGTGCTGATAAGAGATTAAGGCTTGTATCCGTTAGTCATGTATTTGAACAAAACAAAGTATTCTTTAGACGGTCTCAACAGATTATAGTAGATCAGTTATTAGACTTCGGTGCTGCAGCTCACGATGATTTAGTTGATACGGTGGTAGATTGCTTACAGGAACTATCAAGATCAAGTGGAACAAAAATGTTTAAAAACAATGGTATCATTTAGATTAAGTGCTATAATATAAGCACTACCAAAGCTTGCTAGACGACCCATCCCTGAGTTTTTGGCAATAATGAAGGTCATGGTTGCAATAAACACGTCCTATATAATTGTGTGTCCCAACTCCTTACATAATTAAGTGTGCAACCATGCCTACCTTATTTTCACAAACACTTGGATTTAGATAATAAAAACTATGCCAAAAGAAATATTTCCACCAATCGCCGATAAAATTAGACTTAAAAAGTTGAGAAGCTATAAGCGTTTATTTGAAGGTGAACATTATAAAGAGTTTGGAATCAAAGATTATTTTGTAGATACAAAAGACAAAGAGAAAAAACTATATATCGCAAAGAATACTCCTGCTTTAATATCAGAGTATTTTGCTGATCTTGTTATCGGTCGTGGTATTTTATTTGATGTAGATAATGCGGAAGTACAGAAGAAGATAGATGAAATTTCAAAGAATAATAAAATGGATATTCTTGTGTTTGAATTAGCATTATCACAGTCTACATACGGATATGCTTCTGCTAGGGTAAGAATTAGAAGGGAAAAGGTTATACTTGAACAAATACCAGTAGATCAATATTTCCCTTACTTTACAGGTACAATCAATCCAGAAAGAGATGCGGTATGCCTAGCATCTTATATTTTACTAAAAGATGATAGAGATCAAGAAGCAAAGTATTTATATAAACAAATCTATTTCTTAGAAGGTCAAGATGTAATGCTTGAGCATCAGCTATGGTTGATTAATAGCAATGGAGAATTAGCTGAAAGAAAGCCTATATCATTATTTGATGCGTCTTTACCATCAGTACCAGAACCAGCTAATCTAAATGAAATCCCTATCTATCAGTTTGATAATATTAAGACTTCTGGTGATCTATTCGGTAAGTCAGATTATAAGGATATTGAAACATTAGTTGAAGAGATTAATAACCGTGTAACTCAAATATCTCTACAGTTGATTAAGCACCTTAATGCTAAGTTAGCTGTACCTATTGGAACACTTAATGCTAAAGGTCAATTAAAGGCTCATGAGGCTGATATTTTTGAGGTTGGAGAAGGTAAGACACCACCGTCATATATTACTAATCCTAACCCTCAGATTGAGAATGGATTCAAACAGATTGAAAAGCTAACAAGAGATATTTCTGCTATCACAAAGATCCCTAAAGATGTATTTGGTTTAGACTCAGAAAAGGGCGGAGTTGAGAAGGTAGAAGCAATGAAGATAAGATTATTTAATACTATTCGTAAAGTAGAGCGAAAACGTGTCTATCTTGAATCAGATCTATCTTCAATGATGAAAATGGCTCTTATTTTAAGTGGTGTTGCTGAAGATACTATCGGAGACATTAGGATTGTATGGGACGATGCTTTGCCAGAAGATATAGTTGCTAAAACTCAAACATTAGCAGATCAAGTTAATTCAGGGCTTAAATCTAAACGTAAGGCCATTAAGGAGCTACAAGAATTAGATGAAGAAGACCTTAATATTGAAATAGAGGCTATAAATAAGGACAATCAAGCAACTACACCTGCATTTAGTACACCACCTAGAATTGAAAGCCCAAAAGATTTACAGATTAATAATGCATAATTATGAAATTCTTTAGACAAACACCTAATACATATAAGCAGAAGTCTAGTAAACCAGAAGGTGTATTTGAGCAAACAGAAAAGGTTATTGAAAATGTAAAGAAACAAGACTATCTAAGATGGTTTAAAATGTTTTTATTTGTTGATGCTTTATTACTCTGGTTGATATTTTCAACTGTATTCGTGTTTAGATTGGCTTTAAATATATAGAGTATGCCAAGAGAAGATACTGAGTTCAATGACTTAGTGGAGAAAAATGTAGATGAGATGTCTACTATTATTAATGCAATAGATGCAGAAGTTGCATCTATTTTAGCATTAGCAGTAACTAAAAAAGTTACTATAAGCTCAAGAGCAAAAACTATTAATGAAATTAATCTAATTGTTGTAGAAGGAAAATCAAAGATAGATGATTTATTGATTGAGATAATGCCTGAGAGCTACAAAAAGGGCATTGCTGACGCTAATAATGCACTACCAAATGTATTAAGTTCTAAAGCACTATCACCAGCCCATGCAGCTCAAATAAACGTACTACTGGCAGATGCTAGTGCAGATTTTGGGATAGGTTTAGAAGGTGTGTCAAAGAAGGCTGGTCAAACTCTTGGGCGTGTAGCTAGTGAACAGATTAGGTTGCGTATTACTGAGGGTGTGATTGACGGTGCAAGTATTCCAAAAATATCTAAAAGCGTACTAGAAGAGCTAAGAAAACAGGGTTTTGTTTCATTTACTAGCAGGAATGGTCGTAATATGAAGCTAACTAAATACTCTGAAATGCTAACAAGGACGCATATAATGAGGGCAGCAAACGAGGGGACTTTAACTAGAGGTATGGAGTTGGGGCATACTATTTTTGAGATGAGTAAACATGGTGGTGTAGAAGATGATGCATGTCTTAGTGCAGAGAGGCAACAGTTTTTTGATACTACAGGTAAAAAATACCCAGTCCCACCTCAGATGCCTATTCACCCCAATTGTAGGCATAAATTATTTCTTAGACCTGACTTATCATAATTTCACATTGAACAAGAAAGTGTTATAATTCAGGTGTGTGTAAGTAAGATACTATTTTTCATGGCTTAAAAACCATGTGTTGGAGACTTCCAACGAAAAAAAGTCTTGAGTTCCATTTACTCATTAATAAAAAATGTTATGCCAGAAGACGAGAAAAAAGAAGAAGGTGGTCAAGAGAAAGACCCTAAAAATAACTCCGCTGAAGATAAACAGCAAGAAAAATCAAATCCAGATGATAAGGTTGAAGAGAAGAAACAAGAAGGCGATGAGGGAAAGTCTGAGACTGTACCCATGTCAAAGTTCACAAAGAACTACGCTCGCATGAAAGATGCAGAGGATAAAGTCGCTGAGTTTGAAAGAAAAGAAGCAGATCTAAAAGAAGCCCAATTAAAAGAAGATAATAAGTATGATGAAATACTTGCTATTAAGAATGTAGAGATTGCAGAGCTTTCTAAAAGAGCTGCAAAAGCTGATGAGAATGATAGTGCCTTACAGGCATTTTATGAATCAGCATTAGCAGAAATACCAGAAGAACGACGTGGAATGATCCCTGATTATTCTACTGCCAAGAAACTAGAATACATGTCTGTTAATAAAGCGTTCTTAGTTGGAACACCTAGTAATAGTAATCCCCCTAAAACAGGTGGTGATATACCTAAAAACGAAGGTGGAGACAACCTTGATGATGCAGAACTTATTAAAAACCAGTTAAAAGATCTTAGAGATAAGAAGATGAATAACGGATTTTTAACTCACCAAGAGCAAAAACAAGTATCTTCATTGCTTATTGAAAGAAGTAAGCTTGCTAAAGAGCAAGCCTAATTTATCAGTTAAGTAAATGAAATATGCCCTTAACAACAAACATCGGCAAGTTTGCTACTTATGACTCATCTTTTTTAGATGACCAAGTTGTAGGTCTAGCAATGCTTGTTGAGCCTAAAATCACAACACTTTGGGATTTAATTCCTGAAATCGGCGCGGGTGCTAGAATGTCTGAAAAGATTAAATGGTACGATGCAAAAACTAATTCACTTGAAGGAGCAGTCCGAACAGGTGGTTGGTTAGCAACTGGAACAACAGGATTGGTAGTTGACGCTGCATTAGCTGCAGTTGTAAATATCGGTGATGTTCTAGAAGTTGGTACCGAACAAGTAGTAGTTTCTGCTGTTGTTCGTACTGGTGGTTCTGAAACTATTGACGTATTTGCTCGTGGACACGGTGGAACTACTGCCGCAACTCACGCTGCATCTGATGTTATCTACATCATTGGTAATGCTAATGTTGAAGGTACAGTTGATGGAGTTTCTATCCTTGAAGATAATGTTGAAAGAGTAAACTACTTCCAATTAATTGAAGAAGTGGTTGAATTAACAAAAACTTCAAAGAACCAAACTTACGAAGATGTTCAAGATAAAATGAACGAAGTTCGTGTTCGTGCTATGAGCCGAGCCTTCCGTAAGTTAAATATGACATCTTTATTTGGAACACCTGACGCTGGTAGTAAAGTACTTCCAAGATCATGTGGTGGTGTTCGTCATTTCATTCAAAATGACGCTGACAACATTAACACTAACGCTGCAGCTTCATTTACTGAAACAGTATTGAAAGATACTCTGTTGGAAATTGCAAAACGTGGTGGAACTCCAAATCTAATCATCTGTTCACCAGAAAAGAAATCTCAAATTAATGGATTCAACGCTTCTAATACACGATTAACTCGTGATGAACGAACTGCTGGAAACATTGTTGACTTCTATGAAGGTGAAGGTGTTGGACGGCTTGGAGTTATTGCCGATCCATTGCTACGAGACTCTTTCGGTGAAATGTACGTCTTAAATACTCAAAAGATGGGTAAGATGTGGTTCCCAGAAGATAGTCTACGATTTGAAGCTGAAACTTCAAACTCTAGAACAATCAAAGAAACTTTACAGGGTCAATTTTCACTAAAACTGAAAGACGCTGCTACTGACTTTGCTCGTATTCACAACATGTAAACCTAACCTATTATGAGGGGGCTTTTTGCCCCCTCTGGTTAGTTAATTGATTAAAAAAAACTATGAAAGTAGAAATCAAATGCCAAAGAATGACTGTCTTAGAGGGAGCAATGACACTTCCAAAAGGAGTTATTTATATTGATGAAAAAGATCAACTAATGTTAGCTCAAAATGCTACAGATCTTTGTGCTAAATACCCTAATGACATTGAAATATATAAAGGTGAGTTAGAAGGTAAAGATGTGATGGGTAGCAGAGCAAAGTCAGAAGCTAAAGCACCTGCCCCTATTGAGCCTGCTAAAGCTAAAGCACCTGCCCCTGTTGAGCCTGCTAAAGCTAAAGCACCTGCACCTGTTGAGCCTGCTAAAGCTAAAAAGAGTCGTTCAGAAGTATAATTAAACTACCCTTATGAAAGCAGAAAGAAATAAACCAAATAGGGTTGCTAATACTGGAATGCCATTACACTTCAATGGAAGTGTTGGAACAACTGAAGCGACTATTAATGTATTAGTAGCCACAGAAAAAGAATTATCTACCTCTGTTACAATCTCAAACACTCATGGTTCACAAGATTTACTTGTAAGCTTTGACGGTTCTGCAAACTTTTATACTATTCCATCTGGAACAAAAGAAAGATTTGAAGTATCCGTATTTAGTTTTAGAGTTAAAGGAAGTGGTGCTGCAACTACTTATGAGTTGATTGTAACGGTATAAATTAGCCGTTATGCCAGACCCGATTTTCCAAGAAAAAAATAAACCAAAACGGGTCGCATGGGCTAATCCTTACGACGGTCAGCCCATAAATAATGAAGACGGGTCAATTAATATAGGTAATGTCCTTGTTAAGGCTCAGTATGATTATTTAGACCTGACTTATACTGGTGATAACTTAACCAAAGTCGTATATAAGCAAGGTGGTTCTGGTGGAACTCTCGTTGCTACTGTTGATATTACCTATGACGGTTCAGATAGAATAAAAACAGTGTTAGTAACTACCCCATAATATGTCAGTAAAATATGTTTTCAATCCATTTACAGCAACATTTGATGCAATAGATGCATTTACAGGGGCATTGAGTGTAGACACTTTTGTTGTAACTGTTCCTGCAACTCATGATTTTACTTTAACATTGTCGCCAGTTCTGGACTCAGAATTCATTATCCTAAATGGGGTAACGCTTAATAGGGGAGCAACAGAAGACTATACCATCAGTGGTAATACTCTAACCATCTCCGCTTCTTATGAGTTAAGAGTTGGTGATAAACTTGTCGCCAAGTATAGAAACTAAAATAACAAGAAGAAGAACAATAACAAGAAGAAGAAAAAATATTAATTGCTTAATAATTTATATCTATGGCTATTACAAGAGTGAGAGGTAATACTCAATTACAGTTTGATGGTGATTTAGATTTGCAAACAAATAAAATCGTCAACTTAGTTGCTGGTACTGCCGCAACTGACGCTGTAAACAAAAGTCAACTGGACAATGTTTCTGCTGGACTTGATCCAAAAGAATCATGTCAACTTGCTTCTACTGCGAATTTAACACTCTCAGGTGAGCAAACTATTGACGGTGTATTAACCTCAGGAAGCCGTATTTTGGTTAAAGACCAAACTGCTGGTTTAGAAAATGGTATCTATGTTACTGGAGCAGGTGCATGGACTAGAGCAACTGACGCGGATGTTTCTGCCGAAGTTACCGCTGGAATGTATTGTTTCGTAACAGAAGGTACAGTTAATGCTGACATTGGGTTTGTATTAACAACAGATGATCCAATTACTTTGGATACAACTGCTTTAGTATTTTCACAATTTACTGGAGCTGGTTCAGTAAATGCAGCATCAGAAACTGTTGCTGGTATTGCTGAAATTGCTACACAAGCAGAAACTGACGCTGGAACTGACGATCTACGGTTCGTTACTCCATTGAAATTAGCTACATATTCTGGTTTAACAGCTAAACTAGAAGCTAGTAATTTTGTATATAATGAACAACTAACAGTTACTAATGGTGCTGCAGCTGTATCTGCTCTTGCAAATACTCAAGTTGCTGGAACTGTTGCTGTATACCTTAATGGTGTACGTCAATTAGCTGGTGGTGCGAATGACTATACAATCACAGGTCAGGTTATTACATTTAATTTCACATTGAAAAACAATGGTGGAAATGAAGATGTAGTTGTAGTTGACTACCAAAAATAGTTAGCTAGGTAATATAAATATAGGGGGCTTAATTGCCCCCTAATTACCAAATTAATATAAATTTATGGCAAAGCGTAAATATACTAAGCGTAAATCAAAGAAAAAGAAGGTATCAGCACTTAAATCAGTACAGAAACCATTGAAAGAAGAGAGGAGAAAAAAATGGTGTGTTGATGTTATTGTTGATGAGAAAATTTATATTGTATCTAGATATTTAACTGGTTTCGCTAAATCTGATAACATTAAGGAAGAAGATCTTCGCTTAGTGTATGCTGGACTATTACAACAATACGGAATGAAGCCTATTGGTTTTGATGAGTTTATGACTTACGAGGTTTTAAATAAATAGTATGCCTAGAACAGAAATACAAGGAGAACAAATTGAGCAGGAAACTATCACAGGTGACCAGCTTAAAGATACTGGTGTAGTTCCAGGAACATATACAAATGCTCAGGTTACTACTGACGCAGATGGACGTATTACTTCTATTTCAAATGGTACTGGTACTAACGTGAGCTTGGTTATCGCTTTAATAATTGCACTTGGATAGTATGAAAATAATGGTAGGAGTTGACATTGGGGGCTACACCTTCAATGCAGCAACAAAACAAATTACAATCACAGGGCTTGACCCCCTAACATTAGAGCAATTTTTAGTGATTACTAATGTTACTGATAATGTAATTATTTATAGTTTCAACGACCCTACTTTAGGCGGTACTGTTTCATCAAACGTAATTACATTGACCTACGACACTACCCTAATGTCTAATACAGATGACCTACAGATATGGTTGGAGTATAAAAAAACAGAAGATATTAATGTAGGAGTGCCTGATGATTATTCAGAGTCAATTGTAGTTGGAAGTATTTACAATATTGAAACAAAAGGAATTACAAACAGATTTAAACACTATATAAAACATATTACCGAAGATATGGAGGGAAATAGTGATTTAGTAGCATCGTTAGATGGTACAAATACAGATATTCTACAGCTTTTTAAAGCAAGTGCTGACACTATTTCGCACCTACATTTATTTGCTGGTACAGGAGGAGGATCAACAGTTATTGATGATATGGAAGTTGTAACTGATTGGACAAGCTCAGACCCTACAAATACGCCTATAGCCCTTGAAACAACTATTGTAGATACAGGATCAGGAAGTTTAAAAATAAGCATTACTGATGGAGGTAGTGCCAATGATACGATTACAAAGACTTTTGCAGCAGAAGATTGGAGTGAGTCAACTGCATTAAAGCTAAAATTATATCAGACTGATGACCAACAAGATATTAGGGTAAGTGTTCGTATAAGTGATGGTACAAACTCTAAAACATCTTCTGAAATGCTTGTAAGTACAAAGAATGTTTGGAGTGATAGATTGTTATTATTCTCAGGGTTTACAGAAGATGGTGGTGGAACTACTAACATGTCTGCTATTACCTCAGTTATATTTATTATAACAAAGGACAATAAAGATAGAGTTGTTTATATAGATCAGCTTATACGTCTTGGTGATCCAGGTACTTTTGATATACAAATATATGATTTTGCTTCTACATCTGCACCTACTGCATTATCTCAAGGAACTTTAAAGACTTGGGACGATGGGCTTACAACTCAAACAGTACAAGCCTCAAATGCAAAAAACCTTATAATGGTTGCCAAATTAATGCGTAATCTTACTATAGGTAATTACTATGGTATTAGAATATTTAATAAAACCAGCCTTGGTAATCTAGATTTTTACGGAGAATCATCAGGAAGCTACTATGCAAATGGTAAAGCATTAAAGTCTATTGATAGTGGAGTTACTTTAACTAATATATCTACAGGGAATGAGGATTTTTACTTCCATATTTACTCTATAGTTGATGCCTATATTACTAAGATTCACCTACATTTGAATGGAACTACTGGTGAATCAAAAGAGGTTATCATAATTGAAGATTCTGTTGAAAAAGTTAAGAGTGTGGTTGCCCATGGTAGTAGCTTTCTTAATCAAATTGAAAGAGATATTACGATTGATGTAGCAAAGAATATTGGAGTAAATGACATACTAGAGATTTATTATGATGACGACGTAACATCTTCTGCTAATAAAATATCAGTTCGGGTACACGCATGTGTGAAGCCTCATACTTCTAACGGATAAAATATATGGATAAATGGGAATATCAAGAGTTATTAAATCCTTCACTAGAAGAGCTTAATGCTATGGGTTCTAATGGTTGGGAGCTTGTCGGTACAGATGGTTTTAAATATACCTTTAAGCGTAAAAGGAGAAAATAATCATATGATAATAAAGATTAAAACATGGGCTGAAATAAAAAACCTTGCATCTGCAAAAGGTTTAAGTCTTCAATATTATGAAGAAGGCAATAAATATTATGTCTTTATTGCTGAGTTAAGTATTGTTTATCTTTTTAGTTTAGAAAAAAATACTACTCCAACATCAGATCAAACAGATTTTGAAACAAACCATAAACCAACAGGGAATACATCAATCCCAACACCTATATCTGGTAACTTAACCTCAGTACAGGCTAAATATACCCCTAAACTTGCTCAAACAATTACAAAAGTAACACTTACATCAACAGATCAGTCAATTCTAAGTATAACTGGCGAAGGTAGGGTTGATTTTATAAACTTTAGGTTTAGTAAAGATGAGGTAGAATTATCTGTATGGGTTGATGGAGTTGAAGCATATCGTGTTGACCTTGAAATAATTGAAGAAGACCATAAGCTTAAATCAGATGAAGAAGATATTAGTTTTTCACACCCTATTGCTTCTGGAAAGACTTATCAAGAAATATGGAATGAAGCAGTAGATTTTTCTACTTCTTTTGAAGTTAAGGCAAAGAAAACGTCTAGTAATCCAAAAATGTTATCTGCTTTAATTAGATACCGTTTAAAAGTATAAACCTATGGCAAAGATCAAAAAAAACTGGGCGGACTTTAAAACAACCATCGCATCAAAAATCTTGCGTATCAACATGGAGCAAGATTTGGATTTTTACTATCTTATTGCACCTGAAAATGGCACTAAATACTATTGTGATATTCCTAAAGAAGGTACTCCTGCCCCTGTTGGCTCAGATCAAGAAGATTTTGAGTTAAACTATCAGGCTGATGTGAATCAACCAATGAAACTTAAAAGCCCTGACGGAAAAGAAAAGGTTGTTTCATCTTCTTTACCCTCAAAGACAGTAACTTGTTTTACTACTTGTGGTGATAATATAACTCCAGGTTCTGAGGAAATTGGTTCAATGGCACATAGAATGGAATGGGATTTTTCTAATACAGATAATGTTATTACCGCCCCTGCTGGTTATAAGAGAAAGCGTATTGAAGTTGAGTTCCTAGATGATATATATATAAAAGAAGGTACAATTTACTTTCATGATGCAATAAAGGGTTCATATGTTGATCTATTTGTAGTATGTAAAGCAGGTAAATATTATTTAAAGAATGATGGCTCACCAGCACTTGCTAGTGTAGATACCCCTGTTTATCACTATGTTATGGCTCACCCTATGGTTGGTTCTGTTCCTATGGGAGATGAGCTAAATACTGAGCAAGCTATGGAGACTGCCGTTACAACTGATTATAAGTTTTATGTTGAAATAACAGTTCCAGATACTGATTCAGTTTCTCATGGTGTCTCAGAGTTTGAGTGTTATCGTCCAAGAACAATGATTCTATAAGTATGAGGAAATTACCTACAAACAGTTTAGATAATTTAAGAAAGGTTCTAGAACCTGGAGATGTGATTTTATTTCATACACACTCAGTAATTAATTGGGCTATAAGAAAACTTACAAAAAGCTACTGGGGTCACTCTGCAATGTATATTGGAGATGGTTTATATATAGAAAGTATAGCGTCAGGAGTCTATATTAATGATATAATAGTATTAGGCAATGCTGATATAAAGATTTACCGTCATGACTCTATGACAGTAGATATAGCTTATCGTATTGTTGAGTCAACAAAAACAAAATCTAAAAAAGGGTATGATTATAAAGCTATTTTATACTTATTCAAGTTATTAGTAACTGGTAAAAGGTTTGGTAATGATGGGAAAATAGGTATAGAAGATAAATATATTTGTTCAGAGTTAATTGCTCTCGCTTACCAAGAAATGGGCTTAAAGGTTATTGATGAGCTTAATTATGACGAAGTTATACCTGCTGATTTTGAATATAGCCCTAATTTTAAATCAATAGATATTTAATTTTATGTCAGATAATAAACCAATGGAACAGTCGTTAGCTTTAATTGAACAAGCATTAGATTATATTAAAAAAGATATTAAAGATATTAAAGAAGAGCTTGATGGAAAGTACGTCACTCAAGATCAGTTTGAGCCAGTAAGGCGTATAGTTTATGGGGGAGTGGCTTTTATTTTAATAGCTGTTGTCGGAGCAGTAATTGCTTTGGTAGTTAAATAAAACCTATGTATATAACAAATGAAGCTCTTTTGGGGGCAAATGGCACACTAAAAGAATTTACTCTTGCTAATAAATATAAAGCTGGAAGTCTTTTGATTACCTACAATGGTAAGCTATTTTACGAATTTAAAGAGAACTCAGCATCAAACCAAGAAGATAAACTTGTTTTTGATTTTGCACCATTAGCTACTGATACTATATTAATTTCATACTATACAATTACAGAGCCAAGTGTTTTAAATGCTTTACGATATACAACTGTTAGACAGGTTAAGGATAATTCAAGAGTTGCTGATTTTGCTACATTATCAGATGTTGATATTGAGAAGCTCATTAGAGAATCAGAGGGATATATTGATGTTCTTGCTGGTAGTTGGGCTAGATATTACGTTATAGCTGGTTCTAATACTCAAGTAGGGCAAATGCATACATTTCCTAGAATAGATGATGATGTTTCAGATGATTCTTTTGCCTTTTCAGATTATCCACCAATTCCAGCAGAAGTAAGTCAGGCTACTATCTACGCTGTTGAGAACTTACAATTATTAGGGACACCCAATAGTGCTGATATAGGTGAAGAAACCATTGAAAGTGAGAAACTAGGTGATTATAACTATAAGAAAACTACAAAGAATACAGCAGATGACCCTATAGCTATGGCTAGATTGATGATCGGTAATAGAGCTACCTCACTAATGAGAGGGTTTACTAAGAACTATGGGGAAATGACTATTGATGATGGTCGTGCTACTCGCCCTGAATCATGGTTAAACTCACGAAAACGTCGTGCATTAAACTTATAATATGTCTTTTGAGAGCCTTTTGAATAAAACTGTAAATGTAGAATCACGTGTAGAATCCCAAAATGCTATGGGTGAGGTTAGTAATGCTTGGTCAGTTCTACATGCAAACATGCCTTGCCGTATACAGCCTAATAAGGTGTCTGAGAGGAACAATACATCTGGTGAGTACTTTGTTGCACCTTTCACTATATACGCCCTTACAAGCTATGCTATAGCCGATGATGACCGTATTGTAGATGTCTCTACTGTCTATGAGGTTATAAGAGCTTCAAAGGATAGTTCAGATCATCACTGGCAACTACAATGCAAGGTAATAGATAACTAATATGCCGATAGTAAAAGTCAATAATATTTCACAGTTTCTAACTGCCATTGAAAAAGGGATTGTTCAAGGTTTGCTTGAGGGTGCTGAATTACTTGCTACTAATGTAGGAAAAGAAACACCTGTATTGACTGGAAGGCTTAGAGCTTCTATTGAGCCTATTGGTAAAGTAACTAAAAAAGGTAAACAGTTTAGTTCGGGGGTAGAAAGTAATGTAGAATATGCCCAATTTATAGAATTTGGTACAGTTAAGATGAAAGCAAGAGGTATGTTTAGAAAGGGTGCTGATAAATCATTTAAAGGAATTGAAGCATTAATCAATAGAAATCTACCCAAAAATAATAGTGATTTATAATATGGCATCAATAGAAGAAGCAATTTTCACAGTTTTAAAAAACGATGCAGGTATTGCGTCAAAGGTTGGATATGGTACAGGCAAGTTTCATATCTACCCTTTTGGTGTACCAGAAAAGCAATTAAAATCAGGTACATCGGGATCTAGATATTTTATTGTCTACCAGAAAGTATCATCTAAAAAGATAACAGATGTTGATATTGAACTACCTCTAATACAAATTAATGCTATTGCAGATTCATTTAGCAATGCTATTACTCTAAAAGATGATATAATAAGGGTATTGGAAAGATTTAAAGGGAATATGGGAGCAGTTAAAGATGTTAAATTTTCCAGTTTAGAAGGTGAGACCGGTTTAAGAGATCCAGATACAGACTATTTTTATATAGCATTATCATTTAGATGTAAGTATTTCGGTGATAATGTTTAGATTAATAAACAAATATATGGGTAAAAGATTACCAAAAAAAACCAAATCACTTGATAAAATAATGAAAGATATTGATGAAAAGTTAGATAGTATTGTTGAAGAAGTTATGCCAGAAAAAGTTAAAGATGAACTGAAGCCACAAACAGAAATGGTTAAATTGGTGGCACTTCAAAATTGGGTATTAGACGGTGAGTTTATTCATGAAGGGGATCAAATTGATGTCTCATCTGAGCAAGCTGATCGGATACTTACACACACATCTGCTTTTCGTTTAGCAGACTAATATAAACGATATTATAAGTAATCTAATTTACTATGCCAACAACTACTATACAAAAGAGTGCGGCAATTAAATTTGGTTCAACTAAGCTAGAGATCGGAGCAAGTCTTGGTTCTTTGATTAATCTTGGAGCAATCCGAGATATGGAGTTCACATCAAAAGCGGAAAACATTGAAATCCCTTTTGATAATACTGCAAGTATCAAACGATTTAAGAACGGACAAAAAGCCTCTGTAAAATGCCTGTTAACTGAAATTGACATGGCAACTTTCGCTGAAACTGACGCTGGATTAGTTGTTCAAACTGTTGTAGCAGGTACTCTTGTATCAGCTTACAACGATGTTATCGCTAGTGGTTCATGGGGTTATAATGATCCTATTGTAATGACTAACCAAAATGGTTCTGGTACTCAATTAACTATCACATCTGTTACAGGTGCAACTGATGGTCTATTGGTTTCAGGAACTGACTATTTTGTAGGTCAAGATGCTTTAGGTAGAACAATCGTAACTATCATTGATAGTGTAACTGTAACTACAGAAGCTCAAGTGCTTACTATCGTGTATGACTATACACCTAATGCTAGTAAGAACATTACTCTAAACGACACTGGAACAAAGACTTTCAAGGTTGTTAGAATCACAAACACAGATAGTTCAGGTAAAGACTTTATTGTTGAATTATCAAGCGTTACAAACATTACTCCACTTGTTATGCCTTTCTTGGCTGATGACGCTGACGATGTAATGACTGTAGAAATTGAACTTGAGGGATTAGTGACATTAATCAAAGACGAACAGTCTACTGTTTAATCACCCCTAAATAATTTATTTGGGGGTGGTTAAGACCACCCCCCCTAGAAAAATATATGACAGATAAAAAAAATACATTCTATTTCCTAGATACTGATGTATTCAAGAGAAATAAAAAGGACAAAGAGCTTAAACTTTCTTCTACTGGTAAAAAATATAAAGTTCCACATGTAGAATCATTAAGTGCTGAAACATTTTCTATTATCGCTGGTTTACAGAAAGATAAAGATGATGCGGCAGCAAGTGATGATTTACAGAAGATGGTAAAAACGACGATTGACATCGTCTATTTTGCGTTAAGCCAAAAGAATAAGGTTGGGCGTGAAGAGATTGAAAAGATCCCGTTTGATGAGCTATCTGGCATCATGGGCTGGATTTTAAAGCCTAGTGAAGACAATGAGCCTTTTTTAGAAGAGGGGCATGGAGCAACAACAGAAGAACAGGAAAGCAAGTAGGCTATTTCCGTTTCGGATTAGCAGTACTTGAACTTGCAAGCTTCATAGGGTGTCCCCCAAGAACTGTTCTAGACATGCCCTGGATAGAGTTCAAAATGTATTTAGAATATATGTCATATATTCAACGCTGGAAGTCAGGAGATAAAGAATCTATTGCTAAAAACAAGATGTTAGATGCTAAAGATAAAGCTAAATACGGTGGAGGATATGATGGAGGTTTTGACAAATTCAAGAAGAGCGTAAAACAACACCACTCAAAATAAATAAAAAGTATGGCTATAAATGTAGGTGAATTAAATTACGTCATTAAGATAATAGACAAGAACTCCAAGAATGCTTTAAAAGCGGTTGGAAAGTCTATTGGTGGTGTAGAAAAAAACCTACTAAAAGCCCAAAAGGGAATAAAGGGGTTTGAGAATAGTTTAAATGGGTTTAAAGGAAAGTTTGCTGGTGTAAACAAAGTACTAAAAACATCTGCTATTGCTATAGGTGCTGTTGGTGTTGCAGCAACAGGTGCAGCAGTGGTTCTTGGTACTAAGTTTGTAAAAGATGCTGCTATTGCAGAAGGTACGTTAAATAAGTTCAATACTGTATTTGGAGAAGGTAAAGATGAGATGAATGCCTTTATTACAGAGCTTAGAAAAACAATGCCACTTGCTAGGCAAGATATTCAAAGACTTGCTGCAGATACTCAAGATTTATTAGTGCCATTAGGTTTAAGTCGTGAAAAGGCACAAGAAATGTCTCAAGGCTTCTTAGATGTATCTAATAAGATTGCAGCGTTTAATGATGTAAACCCTACAGAAGTATTAGAAGCTATTAAATCTGGACTGACTGGATCATCTGAACCTTTAAAAAGATTTGGTGTTAATGCTAACATTACAGCTTTAGAAACTAAGGCTCTTGAACTTGGGTTATTAAAGACAGGAGAAACATTTGCAAAATTAAATCCAGAGGTTGCTAACCAGATAAAAGCTCAGACATTATTAGCACAAATTACTGCTAATTCATCAGATGCTATTGAGGGTTTTGCTGCTAATAATGATTCTTTGATTAGACGTACTCAAGATCTACAGGCTTCATTTAAAGAGTTTTCTGCAGAGGTTGGTGCTGTATTTTTACCCATTGTTGACAACCTAGTAAAACAACTACTACCAAAATTTCAAGAAGTAACTGCTAACATAACGAGCTTTTTAAATGAGAATAAAGATGCAATTGCTGGTGTAGTTACCAACATGGCAAATTTAGTTGTTGAGTTCCTAAAGTTTGGTGCTGCATTAGCAGGAGGTATTATTGATAATTTGATTAAACTTAGAGACTTCTTAAATGAGCATCAAGGTATTGCTATTGCTGTAGGTGGTGCAATTGCTGGTGCATTAGTGCCGTCATTAATATCACTTGCTATATCTCTTGGGAGTGTAGCTATTGCTGCAGGTGCGGCTATTATACCGTTGCTACCATTTATTGCGGTGGGTGCGGCTATTGGTGTTGCTATTTTCGCTTTAAAGAAAGCATTTGAATTACTATCCCCTATTATAAAAGAAAAGTTTGGTGATCAGTTCGTAGCAGTTAAAGAAGCAGTACTTGGTGCATGGGACGCTATAAAAAATGCTTTTCAGTTAGGTGTTAACTTTGTTAAAAGAAATTCAGATAAAATTGTTATAGCTATTGGGCTTATGTTCCCACCCATTGGCTTATTAATATTGGCATTTAAAGGTTTTCAAAATAACTCAGATAAGATTTTTGGTGCTGTTAAGGCTATATTTGTAGCTGTATTTAAAGAAGGTGTAAAAAGATTTACTCAGTTATTAAACATAATAAAATTTGTATTTAATTCTATTGAAGCGGTAATCAATGGAACTATTAACTTTTTTACAAATACTGTTCCTACGTTTTTAGAAAAAGCACAAGAGTTTGGCTCTGCTATGGTTGATGGGATTAAAGAATTACCTGGTAAGTTTTTACAGCTAGGAAAAGATACAATTTCTGGATTCACTCAAGGTATAAAAGATAGTTTCACTGGAGCATTATCAACAATGACAGAATTTGGTAGTAAAATTATCGGTTCTGTTAAAGGTATTTTGGGTATTAGCTCACCATCTAAAGTATTTACAGAGTTAGGTGGACAAACAGCCGAAGGGTTTTTACTTGGTATTTCTGAGCAAAATGAAGAAGCTGTTGCTGTAATGGGTACATTTGTAGAAGGAATGACCAAAGAAGCAAGCAAGGTTAAACAAGAACTTGATTTTAGTGGTGCTTTTCAAGGGCTTGAGCAGGTTGTAGATGATGCATTTACTAGTGCTTCTGATTCTATCAAAGAATTTGCTGACAATAATAAGCAAGAACAAGAGCGTATTCAAAGTGATATAAAATCAACTATTTCTGAAATGGACGATTTAAAAACTGCATTTAAAGAAGCTTCTGATGCAGCTAAACAATCATTTGATCAAGATGCCTCTCAAATAGTTCTACAAGCTACACAAGAAAAAGCTAAACTTGAGGCTGAGATAGCTAAAATCAAGTCTGATGCTTTGGCTACACAATCACAAGACGGAGACCCTACAGCCAACCTACAGGCTCAAAAAAGAGCCACAGAAGAACTTGCGGCACTACAATTACAATTAGCTGAGGCTGAGAAGATTCTTACAACTAATAAGCAAGAAGGTTTAGTCAGTACTGAACAATTAGCAGAAGCTGAAAGAGTTGCAGCATTAGATCCATTAGCTGCATTACAAGAACGATTCTTAGCAGAACAAGAAGAACGTCAATTAGCTTTTGATGCTGAGTTATTATTGCTAGAACAAAGAAAAGAAGCATTAACAGTTTCATTGCTAGAAAGACAAAAGGAGTTTGATAACTTCTATGCTCAACTACAAGCACAAGACCAGGCTTTTTCAACATCGTTTTTAACTCAACTTCAAACAAGAGAAACAGCCACTATTGCATCTATCAACAAGCTAATAACTTTCTATAATAAATTAGCATTAGCTAAACGGTCTGCTGGTCGCCATGATGGTGGATTTAAAAAAGGTGGATTTACTGCTGCTGGGTTTGCTCAGGGTGGTTATACTGCAAAAGGCAATGAGAACGCTGTAGCTGGCGTGGTTCATCGTGGGGAGTGGGTTATGCCTAAATGGATGGTACAAGGCATGCCGTCTCTTACAGGTCAGCTAGAAGGCATTAGAACAGGTGGTGCTGGTCAGATAACTAATGATAGTTCAAAGGTTGTAAATGTTAATGTAACAAATCAAGGAGCAGAACAAACAGAGTTCTGGAGAAACGCTCAATATCTTAAATTCATGGGTGGATATATTTAAAATTTATGGCAGAAGTAGTAATCACATTTAGATCAACGATTTTCAACGGTAACTTAACTGGTACTGGTGATATTTATATGATGACTGATATTCCAGAAGGTTTATCAAGTCCTAATATTCGTGAATCTGAACAAGTTAAACAAGGGGTTCATGGAATCATTGACCAAGTATCTTACTATGGTAAGCGTGTGCTTACATTCACAGGTAAGATTATTAGTGATACTGAGGCAGGTCGGTTATTGATGCAGAGAAACCTAGAGCAGATTTTTGCTTTAGACTCTGTTCAAGATAGCCTTGATTCTGGTTACTATGATTTAACTATTTTAGATGAATCAAGTGGTACACGCATTATCAGTGTGAAGGTTACAAGCGGTATTGAGTTTTCAAAAGATTCAGGAGAGTCTGCTCAAAGAGATTTTATTGTTAGCTTAAAGGCAAAAGATCCGTGGTATCTAGGTGCTACTTTATATTCAAACTCATTAGTTGAGGCATTAACTTCTACTACATTTAAACTACCAACCAAACTACCAACAAAGATTATTCCACTTACTAAATTTACTGAGGTTCTAACTAATAATGGTAATTTTGCTGCACCACCTATTATTACCCTAACTGGACAAAGTACAAACCCTAGAATAATAAACCAGACTACAGGGCGTGAAATGAAGATCAATACAACACTTTCTACAGGTCAAACAATAATAATAGACGTTGGTTTGGGTACTATTGAAAAAGATAGTGTTGATATTAGTTCTTCATTAGACGATACTTCACGGTTCTTATACCTAGATCCAGGAGCAAACACTATTGAAATTAGGGATGATTCACCAGTAGCACCAGATCTAGATGTTAATTTTCAATGGAAAGACACTTATATCTAAACTATGGCAAGAGAATTTAGACTAAAACTATATAGCAAATCAGGAGCTTTGGAATCAACACTGTTTTCAAAGGATTTTGAGCTTAAAAATTTCACTAAGACTATTAATCAGCCAGGAAAAGCATTGTTTAGTGTCTCTAAAAGCTCAAGCAAGGCACTAAAGGTTACGTTTCAAAAGTATAAAAGGATTAAAATATTCAGATATAGTGATGCATCAGCTTCATTCATTGTTAAATGGTCTGGATATATTGAGCAGGTTGATGAGGCTATAGATACGTTTGAGATTGGTTGTGTGGGGTTATTAAAAGTTTTTGACAAACGCCTCACCACGTCAGGTCAAGCTATTGTAGGAGATGGTGGAACTAAAGCCCTAGAATTGTTAGATGCTACAAACATTACAGATGATAGTGGAATTATTAGAGGAACAGCAGATTATACAGAAGTCATTGATTTAAAGGCAGATTATAAGCCTGTTCTAGATATTTGGGAAAGCATCGCAAAGGCTGAACAGGGTGAGTTTGAAATAACAGATGATACAGATACCCTGAATTTTAGAAAAGCTTTAGGAACAGATAAGTCATCTTCTATTGTATTAAAGTTTAATGAAGATAACCCTGAATTTAATAATCTAAGTTTCGCTAAGATAAGAGAAACAGGTAAGCAGATCTTTAATAGTATTGTAGGTATTGCTAAAACATCGGGTGGCACTCCCCTAACCTCTTTGCAGCAAAACACTGTTTCTATAGCTAAATATGGGTTATTAGAAAAAGTAGAATCATTTAATGATGCAGAGAATCAAGGACAACTAGATGATCTTACTACCGCATTTCTTAATCAGTTTAGTGAAGAGATTGATAATCCAGAGATTCGTGTACTGGAAAAGCAAACAAAAACCAATATTTTAGGGAATTCAATAACGGTTGGACTTGATTTAGATGACATAGAATTGGGTGATATTATAGCGTTAGTGTTTAAAACGAGTTATAATACAGTTAATGCTAATAGACGAATAGTCTCAATCGCTGTAAATGTTGATAAGGGTGGTAATGAAGATATACGTCTCAAACTTAATAAACAAGATCAAAACTTAGAAATAATTACAGCTCTGCAAGACGCTGATCAGTCAAAGGAAACGGAAAGAAAACAAGCTGACCTCGTTCGTAGAACTTATAGATAAAATATATGTCAACAAGAGTATCCCCATTAAACTCTACAGTGACAGATTGGAATGATTCTGATCTAACACTGTTCCACCGAGACCATATTGGAAGTCTTGGAGCTGGAGTATTAAAAATAGATAGAGTTTTAAAAAGCCTTGAAAATAAAGGCTTTGAGTTAATGACAGGTTCAATTACTGCCGCAGGTTGGATTGGTAGTAACACATCATCATGGTATGGAACACCTGACGGAGCTACAGCCGTTCTTTCTTTTGCTACTGATAAGCAAAACAGTGGTTCAAACTCATTAAAGATCGCCTGTACTGTAAATAATGGTTCACAAAAACCTCAAGCTAGACTAAGTGTTGCTTCTGGTAGTTATTCTGGTGGTGATTTTTATAAGCTTTTGAAAATTAAGCCTAATACATTGTATGAAATCTCAGGATATATTGAAGTATCTGGCGTATCCGCTGGGGCTTCTGGTGGGGCTTCTTTACGCGCTATTACCGTAGACTCTGCAGGAGTTACTGTAGATGCAGAACAAGGTACTACGCTATTAACAGGAACAGCTACATTTGCAAAACAGACTTTACAATTTACGTCAGGAGCGACAGCAGAATATTTACAACTATTCCCTGCTTTATTAAATGAAACAGGTGATGCTTGGTTTGATGATCTAGAAGTTAAAGAAGTTGGAGATGACATGAGGGTGGTTGAAGAAACAATCCCAACAAATACAGTTAAAGTTAAAACTGGTATTTCATATATTCAAATCACAAAGAACTCAACTGTTTATGCCCCTAGATTTGAAACGACAGCAGAAGAAAGCATTGCTATACCTGCTAATAGTTCTGGTAATCCTCGTAAAGATATTATTATTGCTAAAGTTGATACTACCACTGACCCAAATGCTACTTCTTCTAATATTGGTACGTTAGTAGTAGTACAAGGAACTGCAGCACCTGCACCTGTTGAGCCTGCAATACCTGCTAATTCAATTAAGCTGGCTACTGTAGACGTTGCTAATGGTCAAACTGTATTTACTAATTCAGATATAACTGATGGTCGTGAGGCATTAAGAATCCAGTCTATCGCATTAGAAAGCCCTGCTGGTAGTACAGACCTGGTAAACATGGAAGAAGTTAAAAAACCCTCAACTATTGCAAGTCGTGGTTCTGTTAAATTATCTGAAGAACCCCTAGACCCTGAAAATCCTGTTGCCATGTCTGAAACAGATGCACGAATATTAACTGCAGCACAAAAAACTCAACTATTAGGAAGCCTTGATGCTGGCAATCAATTTACTTTACCTGCTGGTGAAAACATTGATACATCTCTACAACCTAAAGTTGCTTATCTTGATCCTACTAACCAAAAAGTTAAGGTGGTGGATGGCTCAAATGATACTCATGTGGCTAACTATATTGGGCATGTTATTTCTTCTGGTAATGGAGACACTGCCTTAGTTGGTTTTGATGCTGCTGATGATAATGATTATTATAGTGGGGCAAGCATAAGCGACCATCCAACATTAAACACAACACCAACTGCACTAAAAACAGCTTTTACATTGTCAAATCAAGCTGCACTAGCTGCATCAAACGATACAGATGCTGCAGTAAATAGCTCAGTAAACTTTGAGTTTGCTTATCAGTTATTAGACTACGATGTGTCTAAGACTGGTTTTGCTGCTTCTACGATTCATTTAATGGAGCTTTTGGTAGAATCAACTGCTGGTGGAGCAACACTTACAGATGGTTGGGACATGTATATTTGGGACGAAACAAACCTACAGTGGGTGTTAGCAGGAAGCTCTACAGTGGCTTTTGGTACTGACGAAGCTGTTGAAAGTAAAACATTAGCACTTAGAAATGAAGAAGTTGTTAAATACTTAGATGGCTCTGATCATTTATTTGTTCTTATTAAATCAAAGGACACTTCTGATGGTTCAAACTCAATAAATGTTCAAACAGACTTCACTTCACTAACAGTATCTCAAGGTGTAAATGTTCAAAAAGGTGGAATTGTTCAAGGATATTCTGACCTAGTTGAGGGTAAATGGTATCACCCTGCTATTGCAGGAAGTTATGTATCAAAAACCATATTTATTAATAGTAATCAAACCTCAATAAATAATATTGGTCTTTCAGTTGATGCAATAGCTTCTTCACTTGGAAATGATGACTTCTGGTCAGGTGAATTAAACCAATTTACTATTCGTTTATCTAAAGTAAACGCTGGTCAAGATGTATATGGATATATAGTTCAGGGTAAAGAGGGTGATTTATTAATTAATGGTGGTGATGCTGCTCAACTAACAAACGGATATAAGGTTATTCATAACTTTAAGATTCTTGCCAGCAGCATTTCAACCTCAATGGGTGATCATGTTGTTACCGTCAACAAATACTTACCAAAGGGTAAGTGGTGGCTAGTACTAAGTACATCAAGCCAACCTAATAATGGAAGTAACTATATTAACTTACAGACATCAAACATAGGGGCATCTACTGGTGGTCATAATTTTGGAACAAGTTGGAGTACAGTAAATTCATTAAACCGTATTTATATGATTGCCACTCAAGGTGTTGATTATGTGGCTGATGTTGATAGAAGTTTAGGTGATGTTGCTAGAACCAATAATAGTAATATTGCTTTACCTGTTGGTCGTGCAATTAGTGAGAATGAATTACTTGTTATTCAGCCTGAAAGATTACATTTCCAAGACAATACGGGTAACTTCATGAGTGGTGCTGCCAACTTTGCATTTGATACTTTGCTTGCTAGCCCTAATTATCTTGAGTTTGCTACAGGGTTTAAGCCAAGAAAGGTTCGTGTAATTGGAAGATTCCAAGACAATACAACAACAGACCCACAATCAGTTGTGTTTGAAGCGATATTTACCATTGATAAAAAAGCTAATATCTGGAGTTCTATTTATTACTTGGGTTCTACAAGTAACCAAAACAACCCATCTGGTGGTGATGATGCCGCTCGTGTATTCCCTAACGCTTTAGCTGTATTATTCCTTGATGATTCCTTTGTTCTAAATCATTCTGTTGTAGGTAGCACTGCCTCATACTTTGCGGTAGTTGGATCAGTAGAGGCTTGGTCTTAATTAAAAAAACTTATGAAATATAGAATATTCTATAGAACAGATACGATGTATGTTTTCTATAAAAAACTTATAAACGGGAATGATAACATTCCTAATGAGGTTTACTTTAACAAGTTTGCTCATAACGCTTTTGAACTTGGTTCTTACGACAAAGACCTTGTTTCTGCTTTTGATGTAACCGTTGTGGATGATATTGACAAACTAAGAGCTGGTCATGTTATTACTATTAATGCCGCTGATCAAAACTATACAATTACAAAACCCCAACATATTAGTGACCTTGAAGATAGTGATTTAGAAATGGAAAAAATAGGTCTATATACAAACCTTTCAGGATTAAAAGATGCTCAAGCTGAAATGGTTGCTGATTCTCGTGATACTACAAAGATTGATGCCATGATATCAGGTGTAGAAACTAAAATAACAGCTATTTACGCTTAAAGACTATTTATGCCATATACAAACCTAGACCTTGCTAAACACGTCGTAAAGGGGGCTAATTCAAATGGATTAGGATATTTAGAGTATTACTCAGGGCATAGGGTTTATCACCCAGGATATGATCTAAACGTCGGATACGGCAATCAAGATTTAGGTACAGAGATTAAATGTCCTGCTGATGGAGTAGTTGAATTTATCTCAAATAATAGATCAAACGGTGGTTTTGGCTATCACATGGTTATTCGGCATGAACAACTAGGGGTGTGGAGTCATTGGCTTCATAATAAGAATATCCTTGTAAGTGTTGGTCAAGAAATTAAATCAGGTCATGTTATTGCAACCATCGGTAATAGTGGAACTAAGTCCGCTCATTGCCATTTTGAGGTTTGGACTGAAAAGCTATATCAAATTCAAAAGAAGTGGTGGAGACGTAAGTTCGGTTTCTATCCATCTAGAAAATCAAAGGCTTGGGTTGCTGAACATTATGTAGACCCTGCTATTTTCATTGATCTAGGTATTACTGGATTTAAACTAGAGCCTGTAATGTCAGGTACATCATCTTGGGAAGTTGCTATAAAAAAGACTACTATTATGGTAGAATTATATAAGGTACTTAACCACCCCGAAATCTACCTTTTGGGACTTGATGGAATGTATCATCATATTGCTGATGAAAACACTTTTCATATATTTTTCCCTAAATTTGATAATCAGTGGAACATAGTACCATCAATTGATAAAGCTAAAATCGGTTATCCTTTAGTCGGGGTATACCAATCTAAATAATAACCATAAATTATATGGAAAATGAAGTATTTGGAGAAGCTAAAGACGGAAAACGTTTTGCCGCTGAATCTCCAGAAGTTAAAGCATACATGGAACAATATCCAGATGCTACTTTAGAGGTTGCTCTTGGTTCAGTAGTAATGGAGCATGATAAATCACTTTCATCAGAAGAACCTGCACCAAGTGAAGAAGCTCAACCAGAAGGGCAATTACCTGCTGACGCCGAACCTGCTACAGAAGGTGACGCAGTAGAAGAAGCTTCAGAAGAGCCTGCACCAGAAGCAGAAGCCCCACAAGCTTAATAACTAACAGCAACCATATGAAATGGCTAAAACATCTTTGGACGCTTTCATTAGAAGGAGAAAAAGGACGTGCTATTGTTAGGTTCTGGAAAGGGTTTTTTGCAAGTGCTTTGGCTCTGGTTCTAGTACCAGTAGCCAATGGCTTACCTCTTGCTGATTTACTACCAGCTTGGCCTCAAGTACTGGCAACAGCTTTATTAGCTGGTGTCGGTCTGGGTAGTGAAAAAATGATAAGAGCAGTACAAGAAGAAAATAAATAATCAAAAGGGCGTTTTTTACGCCCTTTTATTTATATGTCAAAAATAAAAATATTAGCTGGTGTTATCCTATCTTTAATTGCGGTTAGTGCGTTTTCAGTAGGGACACTCAAAACAAATAATTTAGATATTGAGGAGACGGACATGCTGGCTGATCTGGATCAAACAAAAGACTTAGGTTCTATAAAATCTGAGCAGGTAGAACAAACTGTTAGCGTTCTACCTGCTGATCCAGTAAAGGTTAAAGCTTCGGGGGAAGTACTAAAACCAGTAAAAGTACAAGACGGTTCTAGTGACTCCCAAGCTTACCTTAAAAAAAGAAGTGATGAACTTGGTTTACCATATACTTTATTAAATAGAATTATAGAATGTGAGAGTACTTGGATAATGCAGAAAAATAAATTATCTAGTGCTTATGGATATTTTCAAATTATAGACGGTACGGAGAAAACAACTCCTCAATATAAATCAGGCCTAAGAAAGTTTGATCCATATGTAAATATTGATATGGGTATTTGGTTATATCAGCAAAGAGGTAGCCAACCTTGGAACGCCTCAAAACATTGCTGGGGTAGTTAATTTTAGTAAATAAAAACTCCCCTATCGTCTATTCTAGTCGGGGGAGTTGCAAAATGAGTGGTAAGAGAAAAACCTATAAAATAAGGGTAAAAGCACTCCCCTTGTGTTTCAGAAATTTTGCTCATTTCTTTTTCTCCTTGTTTATTCCAGAAAAGACTTTACATTCATTATATCATTTTTTCAAATCACTAACATCTTTGTCAACTTCTTCTGACA